GATAGTCACTCTCTATTGAGAACTGTTCCCATTAAGCCGCGACACGCCGGGCTGGTTGACATGTGCTGTGTTGTGTGTTACGTGAATGTGTGCGTGAAAGAATTGTCGTGTTTTCGGCGTGTCGTGTTTGTGGTGTGATATTATTAGTGATGTCAGAAAAAACGACATTAAAAAAAGGAGCAGAAAACATGCGTAAGGTTGTTGATTGGGACGGGCGTGAAGTTGATTTTGATACGGCGTTTGCTCTTATGGATAATGATATTCGTGAAGAGCTTCATGAAGAACTTAGTCCGTGTTCTGATCAGCGTTTTTTCAACGCGTATCTTGAGCAACATTATGCGGACTATGGTGAAGAGTTTACGGTCTGAAATAATAATATAGCCGCCCGGCAATATTGCCGGGCGGCTATATTATCAGAGTACTTTAGTGGTGCCGAAATATATTTTATTGTTTTCCGTCTCGATTATGTTATCAGATATCTGCATACCACGCGCGTTGCCGCATGCGATTAGGTTTAGCACACACCCGCCGTTGCGATATTGTACTATGTCGTTTGGGCTGAGTGATGGTGTGACCATGTATGTGAATGATGCACACCGGTCTGAGCATTCTATCTGTGTACCAGAGGTAGTAATAGTTATTTTTCCTGCGTTGGGGACTCGGAGGCCGCCGAAACCGGTTGGCATTAGTTTGAAACATGTGTAGTCGCCGGTAATTACTAAATATCCAGTTAGTCGCAATTGCCCGTGTTCGGCATCGTTTAACGTTGTGGATATTTTTATCGTATTGGGTTTGGTTATCATTGTAGCTACTTCGAATACACTACATATCTGGTTTATTGTTGTGAATCTTGGTTTAAGGGAGTCGGCGACTATTTCTATGGTTTGTGCGATTTTTGCGGTGTGTCCGCCTATCGTGTGCGGGGTTGCATTGCTTGGAAACGATATCCAGCCGCCCCAATTGAGATAAGAGGTCGCGTCGTCATTGCAGATCGAACGGGCGCATGCCCATAGATTGCCCTCGTTATCGAATTCGCCGGCCTCGTACTCGCCGATGCGTCTCGACACGAGTAGATCGGTGCCCATACAATTGTACCATTGCACTGTCTTGGTGCGTACGTCGTAGAGGTACGCGAACATGCGTGTTGTGTAGCCGAAGATCTTGTTGTTGTACGCGCTGATGCCCTGTCCCATGAAGTCGTCGCCCGTTGGGCGGGTGCCTATGATAGTGGTGCTGTAGTCGGTCATGTTTATTTCGTATATGTTCGGGTTGTTGCGGCATATGCAATATACTTTGTTGGTAATCGGGTCTTTGGTGATACCGGCTATGCCGTGTAGCGGTATGGGTATGTTAACGCTGGTGTTGAAATTGTTATCGTACGCCAGTATGCCGTTATAGTCGTTTGTCCCGTCTAAGGTGATGGGGGCGACCCATATAGGCGTGCTGGGGGTTGCGTCGATATATGCCATATCGTTGAAGTGACCTGCGTTGATTGTTTTGTCGACGGTTATCGCGTTGCTGGCCATATCAACGATTACGATTTTCGGTTGTCCGCCGGTTGTGGTGATGTTATTGCAGCCGAAATACACGGTATCGCCATGTTTAAGGGCTGACTGTGCGCCGTAATCGTGTGTGATGAATCGTGCTTGTATGGTCATGCCTGTGACTGTGGATATATCGCCGGTGCTTGCGTCATAGATGTTGTGTAGTAGTTTTTTTGCGTCCGTCGGTTTGCTTGCGTTAAGCGCGGTTAGTGTTTGATTGGTGTTGTTGATATTATTGTCGGTGGTGTTTATCCAGTTTTGAGCTTTTTCGTCGGTGTCCCAGCCGATCGCGTTGAAACGCTTGAGTGCGTTATTCGCTTTTTCGGTTGTAACGGCCAGATCGGTTGCGGTGGTGTCTATTTTGTTTTTTAGGGCGCTTGCGGTGTTGCTGTCGGTTACGCCCAATGCTGTGAGATTGTTGGTTATGGTTTGTGTTTTCGCTATCGCTTGATTGGCGCTGTTGAGTGCGGTGCTCGCGTTGCCGTTGATTGTCAGAAGTGTTTCATCGATCGTTCGTATTGCGTTGTTGTATTGGTCGGTCAACGCTGCCGGGTCGCCGGTGTCGTATAGATCGAGATTGAAATTATCGGTTGTGCTTGCCATGTTTAGGCCTCCTTGCGGGTGTCGGTTGTGTGGTGTATTTGTATTTGTATGTCGAGCTGGTGCAGTTTTTTGTCTATGAGTTGCATACTGCGGTTGTATGCGTCGCGCAGGTCGGCAACTGAACCGGTGTCGTATAATGGCAGATGGTTGAATGTTGTTTCGGCCATGTTGTCTCTCCTTTATTGTATGGGTGGGTAGGGTTCGCCGGTTTGCGGGTCGGTCACGCGCGGGGTCGCGTCGTCGAATATTGTGAGGTTTCCGACTACGGCGGTTTCGTCGGTTCGGTGTTTTGCCATGTCGCCCACCGTCTTGGTGGCGACCTGATTGACACGTGCGCCGAATACGGTAAGGTCTTTGTACATGTTGCGCATGGCTGTCTTGCTGTCTGCGTAGGTGCCTTGTGTAGGGTCGTAGATCACCATTTTATCGCCAACATGCTCAAGATTGTCCAGCAATGCCGCTAATGTTTTTTCCATCGCGCTGACACGTGCTTCTACGCGGTTTTCGAACGTTTTTATGTCCGCGCTCATGGTGTTGACAGCGACGGTGAGTTCGTCGAAATATGCCGTGATATGATCGTATTCGCTCGCCAGATGCTTTATTATTTCCTCGGTGCTTTTTGCATCCCAGTAAAATGACGGGATTACGGGCGTGTACGGCCATACGCTGTACAAGGGTAGTGGGAACATGTGTGTTTTGCCTCCTAGTAGTTGTTTATGTTGACAGTCCAAAGCGGGCTGAAACATTCTTCCAGATGTTCCAATAGTAGCACGTCGATATCCACGTAATCGCCTTGGCGTATCGCCTTGACCTTATCCATGTAGTTGCCGTTGGTCACGGTCTCATACTGCATGTCGGTGGCGTTGCTTGCGTAATCCTGGTCGGTCGCAAGCTGTGTCGCCGGAAAGTCCGAGAATGTGGTTCGCGTCTTGTGCCACGTGTCGTTGTCAGTCATAAATATTCCGGGGTTTCCGGCTGCAAGCTCGTAGAGCGGTTTGAGTACGGGCATTATTTCGGCGATGAGACGCAACAGATGCCGCCGCCATCTGCCCGGCGGCATCACGCCTAGCTCGCGATCATAATACCGGTTTTCGATTTTTGCGCAGCATCGGGTATATTGTCTGTCGTCATACGCATCATCGCGCCACGACCATTGCGACGTTGTCCAGTCAATGCCACCGGGTGCGAGCAGCTCCCCCAATGTGATCGTGGTCACGGCGTGATAATCGGGTGCGGTTTCGCCCGGAACAAACGGCGATATCATGTCAGATGTCTCCATTGTCGTTGTCCTCCAGTGCTTCGAGGTCGGTCATGTAATTATAGTTTTTGCTTATGTTGTCCTGATTCCACATCACTTGAATGGGTGCGTCCAGATATCGCGCGAAACGTGTGTTGAGTATGTCGCATGCGGCGCGGCGCTCCTCAAGCTCGGACAGCGCCCGCAGATCGGTGGGTTCGCCGTAATCGTTTATCTCATCCGCCGTCTGCCGCTCCATCTTCATGGGTAGGTTCTTGATGCCGAGCGACTGATAAAAAGCGTTCCACGTGTTCTGTATATCGTTCTGTAATTCCATGCCGATATATTCAACGCCGGTTTTGAGCACTTGCGCCTTCATGGTATCAGTGAAACCGGGCGTCGCCATGATCGCCATCTCTCCGCCTGAGATTTGCTTGATGACGTTAACTCCCGTCGTCTGCTGACCGGCGGGTACCTCCAGAATAAACGGGGTTTTCTGGTGAAAGCGGTTCTGTCGTCGCGTCATGTACAGGTCTTCTATCTCACGTGCGAAAAACTCAAGCGTCGGCACCAACGGGGTACGTGCCTTGTTAGCGTATATAAATACGCCGTTGGAATTATTCACGGGGAAGTGCCACCCGTTGATACCGTAGGATGTCCATTTCTTAGGCCGGTAATACACGTTGAAATTGGAATTAACCACGGCTTGAGTGCTGAAAAACATACCCGGTTTACTATGAGGATATGCGATAGTGGCACATCCGTAGTACAGCAGATTGTATTCCAGAAACCATGCGTTGCACGTTTTGGGCAGATTGAGCCATTTGAAACGTGACAGTGCGATGTTCAGCATCTGCGAATATGCCATGAAATACGCCTGTGAATTGATCTGTTGCGACTGTTGCCACACCGGTGACCCTTTTTCGCCCATTGCGGCACGGGTCAACGGTTGTTTTTGTGTACGTTTGCGTCCCATATGTGTACCTTTGCTAGTTGATGTTCTCGGCGAGATAGTCGTTGCCTATTTCGTCCGGGTCGCCCCATATTGTAACACCTGTCGCGAATCGATCGCGTATCTCGTCCAGTGCGTCGTTGGGGGCGATGTCGTTGGTGAGCCACACATCGTCGGCTTTCCAATACGTGTAATGCTTGCATGACGTTAGGTTTGGTCTGTTATAGAGTTTGTTGCTTGCTATGCCGTATCGCAACATATACATACCGGCTTGCATTAGTGCACCTTTTGCTTGCGTGCGAACCTTGACGACATACGCCCGTTGCGCCATTTCGTCCGCCCACGGGTCACCCGTGTATGTGCCAATGGGTGAAGGAGGCTGATTGTACATGTCACGGTACGTGTTCGTGGTGCCGTCACGTGTTGTGAGCATGCTGCGTTTGGCGTTGGCGATCGTCTGGGCACGGGTCGAGGCGGCGTTAGTATCGCCGGTGCTCGCCGTCGCGACCGCGTTGGCGTTGGAGGCAGCCGTGTTGTTCGCCGTCACGTCTGTGTTGGCGTTGTTGTTTTTCGTCGTGGTGTCCGTCGCCAGTTTCTGCTGTCGGCTGGTTTGCAGTGCTGCGAACAGTTCGGCATGGTCTCTTATTTCACGGTTCGCCGTTCGGGCCAGTTCCGCTTTATTGAACATCGCGTCGTTCGAAGCGTCGAATATCGTTTTCTGGTTGGTGATGGCGATGGCGGAATTATAGCCGGATAATCCTACGTGCGTGCCTGTGGTGGCAACGGTTGCGGCTGCGCTTATGGCAAACGGGGCGGCAGCGCCGCCTGTGGCCAATGTGGCCGCGCCGCCCGCCGCGATGCCCACGATTGCGGTGCCGATACTCCCAGCCGAAGATGATACATTGGATATCGCGTTTTGTTGTATGCCCGTATTAAACGCCGCTTGTGAGACCGCCTGATCTTCGATCACGTCTGAAAGTATCTTAGTATTGGTGCTCGTCAAGTCGTCATCCATTTGCGTCTGTGCGTATTTAAGCATGTCATCAGCCGACGCGTTGCCGAGGTTTGTCACGTCGGTGCGCAGCATGTTGGCTCGGGCGGCGTTGTTCGTCGTGGCGGCGTTGCTGCGTTGCGTGTTCGACAGCATTGTACGGTTGCCGCGTTGCGTGTTCGATTGTGCTGTGTTGGCTGCTTGCGCGGTGTTTTCGTAACCGGTTATCGCGTTTTTGCGCCCTTGCGTGATCGTGCGGTTGTAGTTGGCGCCTCGATATGCGTCAATGTTACGACGTTGCAACGCATACGTGGGGATATCGTACGATATGACCGTCGTGAGCGCATCCGCATTGGGTAGATGTCCGCTTATGGTCTCGCCTGTGAGGTTGCTCACGGCGATGGTGGTGCTGCCGTCCGCACCGTATCCATCCAGATACGCGACCTGTCGCACGAGCGGATACGCAACGGATACCAACGTTCGCACGTTGAGCCGCCCGCAATCCTCGATATTGATCGTGGTTGTCGAACCCCACGTGTCCGTGATCTCCAACACGCTATACGGCGATACGTACAGTCTGGCCACGTCGGCGACTTCAGGCGGCATGTCGAAGTCCTCCGGGGTCAACGTGATGTCGCTTAATGTGCGCTCCGTGTCTATGACGGTCTGCCATACCACCCCGTTGACCGTGACGGGCGCACTGGAGCCGTGCGCGAACATGTCTTCGGACAGCACGAAACAGGCACCGATACCATTGGTGATATGCGGATAATAAGCGAACAGATCGTTAATGTATTCACCGGTTACGTCGCTTGCACGTAGCGCAAACACAGTCCAGTTGTTCGGGGTGCGTCCGCGCTGTGACGCATAGGGCGTGCCGAGCGTACGGCACCCGCTCACGTCTATGCCAGCGGTGCCCCACGTCCATGACGATACGGTCCCGTCGTTCGCTCCGTAGACGGGTTCGGTGGCGGCTATGTCGACACCGCGCGTGCGTGCCATCTCCTCCAACCTGATCACGCCGAACGCGCATGCGAAACAGATATATTTATCGCCGCCGGTCAAGCCGGTGGCCTTGATATCGGTGATGCGGTTGGCCGAACCGCCATAGTTGACATCCGGCGCAAGTAGATCTGCACTGTTTTCTCGTGGGTTCTCCAGCAATTTTTCTGGCGTGGTCTCAACCAGTGGCGCGTGTCCTCGTTCGAGTAATAGCCCGTTGATCGTGGTTGTATTGATATAGTCCGTCCACATGTCGCGTTGCAGTACGACGGTGGTCGTATTGGGTGCCTCCGCCGCGACACCCGAGATGTAATAGTGGTATCTTGTCTGGCAGTCCGATCGCTGTAGCGGTGATTGCAGTATATCCGACGTAAAATCGACCACGATGTAGTTGTAGCGTTGTGCTGTCATGTACGGTACTGGTATTTTGATGCCGTCCGTGTCGGCGCGGGCGATGTACATGCTGGTGTCAAGATGCACGGTCTCGCCGTCCAGTTCGTCGAACCATGCGTCGCGTGCGGTGTCGTCGCGGAACTTAACGGCATCGTGGCCGTCGTTACGCCATTTCACATGGCAAAGTTTTATCTTGGTTTTCGGTGTCCACATATTATAATCGTATGTGTTGACGTACTGATCGTACACGTGTACGTCAGCGCCGGGAAACGTTGTGGCATTATCCAAGTGCGGGAATTTCATATATACCTCTTTTTTCGCAAAAAATAAAATCGGGGTGCCGGTGTCACCCGGTGCCCCGATACTAGCATGTTACGACGTTGCACATTATTTTACGGTGAACGTGCAAGTCGCCGTATGCGTCGTCGTCTCGCCGGTCGGGTTGACGTATGTCGCCGTACCCGTCACCGTGATGACGTCGCCTGCCGTCAGCCCGTCGCGCTGCACGTGCAAACGTGCCTGATCGTCAACAAACGTGTTGACGTCGAGCGCGAACGGCGATGCAGCACCCTTGGCGCCCGCCGCGTGGGTTGCGGATACCTCGTAGGTGGCGGAGTTCGGCGCGACATCGATGGCGGTGCCGGTCGGTTCCACCGTCGCAGTGAGCTTCGGGGTGAGCTGGAGCACGTCGCCCGCCTTGACATCACCCGTCTCCGGGGTCAGCGCGAACCCGCTCACGGTCTGTGTGACCACCTTGATGGAAGTGCCCGCATCGGTCGTGAACAACGCGCACGGCGTAAACGGCGATACGCCGTAGAGGCCCCAATGGTTGAGGTACATTGTGTTAGAAAGCGTCTGTGGATTGTAGAACTGGGTGGTGCCGTAAAGAGTGTCGCGCACCTGATACCAATCAGTAGACACAAGCAATGCCACCGCGCCCGGAACACCAAGACTCGGTACTTGAATAATACGATAGGGGACATCCGCTTTATCCAGCTGGAATACCGCGGAGAGCGCATCGACATCGAGCGAGGCGAGATATTCAGGCTCGATCAGCAATACCATTTGCTGAGGATTGGCATATGCCGGAATGTCAGTTATATTCAGGGCATTATATTGAGCACTCGGGAACTGCATCCGTCCAGCCGTCGAACGAAGCGCCTTGAGAAGCGTCTTGGCTGTTGTTTCATCGGACGGGATGGCATCGAGATGAACCTTGTAGAAACCAAGATTCTGCTCGTAATGCCGTATCAGTGCAAGCATGATATTCATCTCGTCGTAGTTGTCGCTGTTTCGCGGCGTTTCCATGATCTGCGCGACGAAACGGTTCAAACCGTAATCGTCCACGAACGCCTGACGAAGTTCGTCATCCGTCCACGATATAGGGTACTGGTCGCGCCTGTTCTGCTCGTAAAACCATACGGCGGCTTCAGGTCGGTGCATCTTCAACAGAGTTTCGGCATCGTCCTTGTATCCGTGCGCCTTAATCCACTTCACTGCGATTTCCTGCACCGTCGAACCCCAATACAGGTTCTCTTTCCTGAAAACGTCAAGAGGGTTCTTGAAGGGTGCGTTCTGCGCCATCACCGTGAGGCCGATACGATTGACCATGTTCCAGACGCAGTCATTCAGGTATTGGCGGTTCATCGGGTCGAATAGGTATCGCATGGTGTTCGCGACACCGGTCTGCGTTGCGCTCGGGATGCGTTGCTGATAGTCGTCGGTACCTTTGAGGCGTACCTTATCCAATATCGTTGCGTTATCTACAGCCATTATATCTCCTAATCCAAAGTGTAATCAAGGTTTTCAAGATCGTTCGCCGCGGCCTCGGATATGGCTGCGGCGGCATCGTCCTCACGGACGGTCGCGCCGTTTTCCACCATTTGCGCCACTGAATCGGCGAACTTGTCATAAATGCCATCAATACGTTCATTCATGCCATCGATCTTATCGGCTATCGTCGAGAGTATGTCGCGCAGATCGTCGAACTCGCCCGCCCGGTGCGCTTCATCGGGGGTGAGTCCGTCGTCTTCGGCGGCGGTTCGCTCTTCGGCGGTTTCATCGTCCATGTCATTCCTCCCATGCAAAAAAAAGAGCCATACCGGCGCGAATTACACCGGCATGACCCATGATAGCATGCATGCGACACCAATCATAACGAACGACGGCTCGTCTACCACATTACGGCCATATCACCGCCGGAGTCAACCGTGGGCACCGGTGATCGTGTTTTGACATCGTCGCCATGCAGCCTCGTCTTACATGCAACGTCTATTTTACACCAAAAGCATGCAGCATGTCCGACATGGCGTGTTGCGTCTGCACCGTATCGTAGCGCAGATATCCTAATGCATGATACGATGTAAGCGCCTTTATCACATCCTTTGCAATGTTTGCAGTGAGATAATTAAGTCGGTTGTCATCTCTCGTAACGGCAAAATACGGCACGTTTGCACCCCTGTCGTATGTCGCGGACGCAAAAACGTAACCGCATTTCAAATCCACGCTGACGCCGTACTCGGCACGTTTCCAGCGTAGGACATACGTTAGTTTGGCGTGCGCATGTGGTTTTTCCAAAAAATCAGTATCATGGTGCGCGAATCTGTTGCCTGCGGTCACGTCGCTATTATTCCGCAACATGCGTCCGGCAACGGTGTTTTTTGTCTTCGCTCGCGCGTATTCGTCGTCCCGGACATAATCAAACAGGCACGTCTTGCCGTCCAACCATTGCAGACCGTACTCAGGTTCCAGTGGCACGTCGTAATGTGCAAAATACGGGTTAAATGCGTCGCAAGCGTTGCCCAACAAAAAGATACGGGGCTTACGTAATCCAATATCATCGGCTCGCTCGCGCGTCACGGTATCCACAAGTTTCGCGAGTTGTTCGTACTCGTTTTTCAGATACCGGTGATACGTATCATCGGTATCTATGATAATCTCATCCATGCAGATATTACGTACCCGTACATACGTGCTTTTCTTCTTCTGCTGCTGCAACGACAACGGGATAAAATAACCGCACGTACGCCATTCCTTATCGCCGTTGCGACGTGCCTCCGCGATTTTGCTACGAACACGAAACTCATAATCAGGAAAAACATTATCCGCTATTATCCTGTCAAAATAATTTGCCGACACATCGTTGTTTTCTTCTCGATATCTCGTGACCTCTACAAAACAATACCCGTTTTTTATGTAATCCTCCAGCATGTACCGACGTACGGCGTACGTTTTACCTAAACCACGTGCACCTATTATAAGGTTAACGTCCGCATTACGTGGCAATATCTGAGATTTAAGTCTGTCATAGTAGTATTTCGCCATCCATGCTCACAATCCTTGGTATTCCATCCCGCAAAACTAATTCGCGCGGTATCGTATTCACATATCTATTATATACAGATCGCAAATACGTTATGTTCTCCGCATTCGCCTGTTTGTCGGACTCGCCCAGCCATCGCCCCGACGGATACAGCCCGACGGCCTCCGGCGTATCCACATGCGTCGTCTCACCGAGATAATCCGTGACATCACCTATGTACCTATCCCATACATGTGGTCGATTGCGTTGCAACGTATGACAAATCTCATAATCCACCAACACGTCATACCCGAACGACATTTGTACGGTTTCCGCAAAACCACGCCCCGTACGCATGACGTCAACTATAAAATCCTCGATGGTGTACACGCCGGCTGGTCGCGGGAGCCCGGCGCAAGTGACATGTACGCGCCCCTTCCCGTCCAAACTGATACGTGCCTTGTTCCACAGTTCCACGTGTTCGGCGTAACGCGTGTCGCCGCCGCAGTCCTCGACCTCGAACTGTCCGATATGGTCCAGTGTCGAGGCCATGTCGGGCGCGGTGCTTCGGACGCGTCGCATGGTGTTGTTGATCGCGTTTTCGGTCGCGTCATGCAGCGGTTTGAGCACGTCCAGCAATTCATCGTCGCGCACATCGACGGCGCAACTGATCTTAAGGCTATCGGTATCGCCGCCCGTGACCGTCACGCGTTTGCCGAAATGCCGGTATATCAGCATCATGGCGATCAATAGGTGCATTCTGCTTCCGGCTACGATTCGCATGCCGTACGTGTATAGGACACGTGATGTTTTCGGACGTTTTTCCGCGAAGTTCTCGGGGGTGCAGACAGTGGTTTTATCGACTTCAAGCTCGCCGGTTTCCGTCACGTGGTAATCGGCTTTCATAACGTCCTGTGCCTGTGTGCCGTATATGCCGTTAAATTGCCCTTTGACGGTCGAACCGTAATAGGATTGCAAAAATTTCATGCTCAGTTCTCCGGTTTTCGCGTCACGAGCAATACCCTCGGGTATGGAGTCGGGGATAGCACCCACGTACGGCGTTCCCTCGATGTAGCCCTTAATCAGGTTTTTGACATCGGTTTTGCGTGCAAAAAGCATGTTTGATTGCAGAGTCACGTAATCAGGTGGGACAATCGTCTTAGTGGTTGCTTCACCATATAATACATGCATTTCATCAAATTCGTACACCTGCGCCACGTTCCATAATTCAAGCTCATTGACATGTAATATGCATTCGTCAGCCCGATACAATTTCCCGAAGGCATACGTAGGGTTAACGGCGCTGTCAACGTAACCATGTGCCCTAACGTCGTTTTCCTGTGTCTTTGCACGTTCGTTGTTGCTGTAATCGGTGTCCGCTTGCAACGTCTTTACGAATTTCGAGCGTGGACAGATCGCAATACCCCACATGTAGAAACATGTGTTTTTACGTAATCTGAGACTCGTGAATCTCACAGCCGCATGTATACCCGTTCGGAACGGGTCACTGTAATTAGCCAATACGTCTTCAAGTGCCGTGCTAACGATACGTTCGCATGCCACTTGCAGAATATCCGAAGGTGTAGGCGCAAATTTCACCGGCAAACGTCGCCCGTTTATGAAAGCGTGATGCATAGAAGTGACATCCAAGGACGCGACATTGCGCACGACAACACCAGCGGTTTTAGCGCTCGTAAACGTCAACCCGCCCCGAAAGCATGCCTTTCGCAACGCATAGGACTTGTAATCCTTCGGAAATTCCTGATTGCACGTCATCTCGAAAGCACGTTGCAACGTAAGTTTCTTACCCCCTTGCAGCGTGACGCGCCGCCCGCCAATTTCACGACGTGCCATCTGCCGTACAAGAGATGTCTTGGTCAGCACTCGACTTCCGAGCATATCGGAGGTCAACCAGTGATTGGCACGCAGCAGCCATTGCAGATATTGCGGTATCACCTGAACGTCACGTCGGGCGTAAAACAATTCATCTTCGGTCAACGGCGTTTCGGGCGTGCGTACAAGTGTATAATCCCAGTCGCCCACGGCCTTGGGGAGGCCGCACGTCTCGCCCATCGCACGCAAGCCCCCCATTTCCAAGTAAAACGTATCCCAAAAACGACATACCACATTCCCGGCAATGCACAAATCGAGCGTATATACGCTCGTGGCGGTCTGTGCGTTGACCTCAATCGCGTACGACTGCGCCAATTCCAGCATGAGAGACTGCATATCAAACATAAGGTTGTAGGCCGCGATTATCGGAACAAACCCGTGCGCACGACCGTATTCGATAAGATTATCAATGTACGTCAACGCTTCGGACGTGTAACGGTAAAACCGTACATCGTCCGTATCGGGGGTGTACGATTCCAGCGGCGTATTACGTAAATCGTTAAAAATGTATAATATCGGGTACGCGCATGTTTCGGCACCGGAACCGATATTCGCTGTTTCGGTATCGAATATCGCCGTAATCTTAAATTTCTTGCGCTTTATCATCGTACTACGTCGGGTGAGACCGCAATAAGCCAAATTGGACTACCGCCGTCGGTATCCGTATAATCCTCCAAGTCGCCCATATGCGCTTTCATGTTTTTGGCGTATTGCAGCACTTTTTCGTTTCGCGACATAATGATGTCAAAAAGTTCACTAAGCGAATTCGCGCCGTAAGCCTCCATAATGGTCTCCAAACGTTTCTCGGGCGGCACATCCGGGCGTTGCCATATATTTTGTGTGTACCGCCAAAATATTTTGACTTTTTCGCGACCAAGATCGCCCAGCGCGGAGGGCACCCCCTTGGAGGCCATGCGCATTTCCTGCCGAAAAATGTTAAACGATCGTCGTCGTTCTCCACGTTTTCCGCCTCCGCCCTTCACGGTTTCAGTCTGCCGTACCAGCTTGGCGGCGTTCTCCATTGCCCGTGCGTATGCTTCGGCCCGTAATTGTCTGTTCTGGATACGTCCGACGTATGTCTGTTTCAGGCTTGTTTCAAGCCGTTGCACGTACATCGTTCGCGCATGCCGTTCACTTTCCGGCATTTGCGGTGTGATGCTCTTGCGGATCGTGTTTATCGCACGTCGTACACGTTTGCGTTTCGCCGTCAGGATGTCGGCTTGCTTGCGGGCTCTGGGCATACATATCACCTACGATAAAATGAGGGTGCCATAACGGTTATGACACCCTCATACGGTTTCAACGTCCTGTTTTCGCTCTTTTTTTTTCGTATTTCACTTAATTTCGAGGGACTTGAGCGAGCGACCGCCGCCGAGCGCGGTTTGCTTGACGACAACGGTAAGCCCGTCCGGCGCGTTGAAGTCGGGGAACATGTCGAAGATGTCCAAGACGCTTCGGTAAATGCCCTCCGACTGGCTGAAATACGTCTTGCCGTCCTTTGCGAACAGATAGACGTTGGCGCAGTTCTGCCCCGTCTGGGATCGGACACCCGGCGTGACGTACGCGCCCGTGACGGTCAACGGTTCATCTCCCAACGATGCAAGCGATGTCGCAGTGTTTCGCGCATTGATGATGGCACGTTTCCCGTCGAACGTGCTGACATCCATTGTGCAGATGCACCGATAGTTATTCACAACGGCTTCCATTGCCTCGTTCGTGGTGTTATTCGCCTGTTCAATTTCCTGTGCCATGATTGTATCCTTTTTTGTTACTCGTTATCGTTGTCGTTATCGTTGATGGGTGTCGCGTACTGGAAAAACTTCTCGGCAGGCATTTCGTAAACCGTTTTCTTCACCTTGATGTCATCCACCAATACATTATACAAACCGACCTTCATCAACGCTTTCACGGCTTGCTCAGCAGTGCGAATATTACCATCAATAATAATAGACTGCTGATTGCCGTCACGATCAATATATACGACTGTGCTACTGGCGTACGTCTTTTTGATATTCCTCATTATATTTCCTTTTTTTCTTGATTTATCAACGTTTTACGTTGACATAAAATATATTACACAAAAAATCGACGTGCGCAAACGCGACACGCCGACTTTTTAACATATTAATATATTAATGTATCAATAACGCAAAACCTGCCCCGGATAGATCAAATACGGGCGACTAATCTTATTAATCTTAGCAACACGAGACCACCCAGACCCAAAAATAGACCACAAGCACTCACCAGCCCTAACGGTATGAGTACGCACGGGTGCAGTAGTAGATACATTATGCTTGTTCGGTTGCTTGTGCGGTCGCTTACGATCGCCATTCGCGTACGCGTCCCACTGCCACCGTGCGCCCCGGAAATAATCAAGGTCGATCGCACCGCCATAACCGGCAATACGCCCGTTGCCCGTATACTGACGCATGGCCTCACCATACGCGCCATACCGCCACGGGCGCGACTGCCAACCGGTAACGGCATTGGATGCGTACTGAGCGACCCATACCCCGCAATGACGACGCACATAGCCGCTAAGCTGCCACAAACCGCTCGCCGGTATATACACGATCGGCCACACGTGCGTACGCTCGTACACACGTTTCACCCAACGATCAACCCACGAGCCATTACCAAACTTCGGGTTATCATCACGTTCCCAGTCCAGCACGAGCACCGCACGGCCAACATACTTCGTCACATGATCGACGAAAAAATCAGCCTCACGACGTGCATCATTACCCGTTGCATAATGATATACGCCTATGCTCTTACCGGTGCCCGTCGCACGCACAAGCTGATAATCAGCAACCTGACTGACCCCGTTTCGCAAACACGTATTGTTAAAACCGCCGACACCCCACGTGACCCCGGCCACGATAAAATCCGCATTAAGCTTACCCGTATCTATATTGCACTGCCAGTTGCTTACGTCAACCCCGCGCATATCCGCCCTTGCGGCTGGCGCAAGCACCAACAATGATACGCAAAAACACGTAAGCACGCTACGCAGCACGTGACGTATCTTCATCATCGTTTCCCATCTGCAACAACCCTATAAGCTCCTCCGTCAACACATTATTTTTCGTCACAAGATCATTGAAATTTCTAAATGTCGTGGCGATAAACCACGCCATGGCGCAACACGCTACGATCGGGAAACCAATACTGCCGATCAGGCTCACAACATCGTTAACATTCATAATACCTCACTAAAAAGCCGTGACGCATCGAACAATACGTCACGGCCTAATATATCATTAATCATATACATGTAGCCTATCCGGGAATTGAACCCGGCACACACATTTTATAAGAATGCTGCTCTAACCAACTGAGCTAATAGGCCAAAACACCACTATATCACATTATCACCCTTTTTTCATATCAGCTGGCACCGTACAACCACATGAAAACCGCATACGCCGCACATCATCAGCATAATGCAACATCACAAAATCATACAGACCAGCACAAACAGGCCTACCACTCCCCAGACGCGCCCCACCCCGTCGTAGTTCCTTACACGTCGTGGCCGGGATGAATCCATGCTTATACACAAACGAACTCCTATACTACATAAAACTTCATATTACATAAAGCTTCAGCAATCGTTTTCCCAAACCCAAACCCCTTATAAAAGTTTCCACTAGTACAAGTCACGAAAACAAAATCACCGAAACAATATAATCTAAAAGCCGACCTAATCACTTAAACCTCCTACAGCAGTTTAACAACAAATACATATTGTCGACAAACTCCAATCAACAATCAAACGACTCAAAACGTTTAAGCAGCTCCTCGCGCATAAGCGCAGGCAATTCCTCCACTTCAAACTTCCGAAACTCACCACAACGCGAACGCCCCGCGCAAACAAACCGCCACGAACTCCTGTCATAGGTAACTACAAATTGTGTACTCATTGGGATACCAGAATAAGACTTCGGAAAGTGCTGGGAATTCAAATCAACCCGGACGGTCAAACCTTTCATACTTTTTTTAGAACAGCTCGCAAACTTCTGATTAAGAACTGCAATCGCATAATATACATCACGAATATCAACAGTACGAGTACGTGCGAGACGGTTGGCAATGTTTAACTGCGATTGTATTTCTACGTCATGCTTGTGATTAAGAATAATATTCATTTTTCTGCTCCTTTTTATGCTGTTTTTTCTGACAATCCCAATAATATCACACCACAAACACGACACGCCGAAAACACGACAATTCTTTCACGCACACATTCACGTAACACACAACACAGCACATGTCAACCAGCCCGGCGTGTCGCGGCTTAATGGGAACAGTTCTCAATAGAGAGTGACTATC